ACCGTTAATGGTGCTTACATTAATAGTACTTATTGTTAAAGTATCTGAGAAAACTGCGCCCCCATTTGTGCTTGTTATATATACATTATTGATTGGAACTATTGAACCATCAAAATGATATGCGACAGCATTTCGGAGTGTTACAATTCCAAAATCACGCGATGTCATTTAATCCTAATTATCTGTATCATAATTAAATTGTATAAAATACGAGAGAAATTATGATTCTAGATGGGTGTTATAGTTAGATTAATATAACCATTGCCTCAATTTCCAGTATAACCTCCAGTAGTGTAATAATATGCTCCTCCACATCCATCTCCTAATGTACCATTTCCTCCTGGAACAAATAGTGTTTTGGACTATTTGTATAGTAACATCCATAAAATATTTGATTCCACCAGGCAGGCTAAATGGTAAATCAGGAACATTGTGGAGTTTCTGTGGTTTCTATTCAGAAGGTTAAGGACGTAAATATGTTATAGTCAAAGTTGTACCTATGCTTGCTGTAAAATCTCCTGCTCCACCGACGACGGGGGTCTCATTATCTACTAATATAGTATCATTTGTACTTAAATATTTAATTACAACCAATTGATTTTGAACTCCACAGGCCTCGAGCACTACATATCCGTTAAGATATCCTTGCCATCCTGGCACAATTGTATTATTATAACGAATGCCATATGTAAATTGAGAAATTAAACCTGCTGCAAAAGAGCCCCAAGTCCCGCCTTGTGGGATGTCGCCTTGACTACCAGTAACAGCTCCACATAGTGTACCGACAAACGTTATCTGATACCATCCATCAAGAGGTGCACTATATGTTGTACTAGCATTTGTGATGCGACCAGTGTAACCTGGTTGTTCATAGGTTGTCCCATTCCAAGTAATAAAAGTTCCAGCCTGACCTGCGTCACTTGACAGAATCTGGTTTGTGGCTGTATAATATTGCCAAATATACGGATAATTACTTACTGCTGGTACATTCCATATGACTTGTCCACCAGTTCCAGCAGTGAGTACATATCCACTTGTACCAGAAGAGCCAGCATTATCAATAATTGATAAAGTGCTTAAGGAACCTTTTATATCAAGTAAAGCCTGTGGATTAGCTGTTCCAATACCAATAAGACCTGTGTTTTTTATACGCATACGTTCAATTAGTGCAGCAGTCCCAGGGCCTGTTTGAAGTAATGTTTCGACTGTAAAATCACCTTCAATCTGACCAGCCGATACTCCAGATACTCTAGCAAATGATGTAATAGATGTATTAAATTCTTGTCTTCCTCCTAGACCAATACCACCACCAACATTTCTAGCTGCCGGCTCAACCGTCGCAACTAATAATCCAGAAGCATAGTTATCATTTAATGTAGCAGAGCTACTAGGAGTAATAGATGTACCGACTATAAATGTAGATTGATTTTGTGTACTAGCCGTATAGAATGTAATGCCAGCTACATTTCCAACTTGTAATAAGTTTGTTGGGTTTGTAGTTCCAATCCCAACATTGCCCGTATTAGTATTTACAATACCACCATTACTTAAGGTACTTGCCCAGAATGTATCATTTTGTGGAGGATAGGGAAGTCCATTAATTGTACTAGTTGATATAGATGTAGTTGATATAGATAAAAGATTTAAAGTACTAGACCATATGACTTGTCCACCTAGTACAGTTCCAGCAGTAAGTACTTGTCCAGTTGTACCAGATGATCCTGTATTATCAAAAATTGTTAAAGTGCTTAATGAATTATTTACAATTAACGAAGTAGATATATTAACAATACCAGTATTAGTATTTACAATACCACCACCACTTAATGTACTTGACCAGAATGCGTCATCTTGTGGAGGATATGGAAGTCCATTAATAGTACTAACATCCGTTATAGTACTACATTGTAGAGATGTGTTAATATATACAGATCCAGTATTATCATTTACAATACCACCGTTAATTGAAGTACTTGACCAAAATACATCATCGCCAGGAGCATAAGGCAAACCATTAATACTTGAAATCGTGATACTGGATACATAAATATTATCAGAAGGTGTAACTAGACCATTTGTAGATGTTACTAAAACTCGATTACTTGATATAGGTATTTCATAGTCGCCAAGAGCATACGTATTGTTGATGGAACTTCCAAAATATGAACGAATAATTAATGGGCCACTATTTATGGCATTAATGCCTGAGGAACTCATCTAGAAACGGGTGAGAATGAAATTATCAGATAAAAATCTTGAGCTTAGAGATGAAACACTGCGAATCAAATGAATTATTAAATATCCGGAACGTACTACAGAATGCCAGCAGGTGGAGGTCTATTACAACTTGTAGCAACAGGAAAACAGGATTTATTCCTAACAGGTAATCCTCAAATTAGTTTTTTTAAGATGGTTTATCGCCGCCATACGAATTTTGCCACAGAATCTCAACCAATGTATTTCGATGGTACCCCCAATTTTGGCCAACGAATCAGTTGTCTTATTCCCCGAAGAGGCGATCTCTTAGGCAGAGTGTATTTAGATGTAACCCTACCGAGAATATATGATACAAGTGGGAATGAATTACAGTATACAAATTCAGTTGGACACGCATTGATTCAGGAGATTACATTTGAAGTTGGTGAGCAGGAGATTGACCGACAGACTGGAGAATGGATGGAAATCTGGACTCAGTTGACAACACCTGCTGGACAGCGTGATGCACTAAATGAAATGATTGGTCGCGTCGAGCAATATGTTCCACCATCTGGTCCGCCACCAATTCTACAAGCAGGCTCACAGTCCGAAGGCCTACGACTCCTAATTCCCCTACAATTCTATTTCTGTAATAATCCTGGTCTATATCTTCCCTTATTGGCTCTACAATATCACCCAATTCGTATTAATATTACACTTCGACCATTACAACAATTATTTTGGGTATTACCACCGCAGCCGCCAGCTACACAGGAATTGTGGAAGCCTGCGTGTTCGATTAATGTAAGTTGTACATCACAAATTGTGAATATGATGTTATGGGGTGATTATGTATATTTGGATGTGGAGGAGCGTCGTATGTTTGTATCAACTTCACACGAATATCTTATTGAGCAAGTTCAATATACTCCTCCATACGCATTAACTGCGCAGCAGACTACAGCGACAATTTCAGTAGAGTTCAATCATCCGATTAAGGAATTTATATTTGTGGCACAGCGAGATGAAATGATAAACCGTAATGAATGGTTTAATTATAGTAATTTAGCAATCAATGAGCCCTGTCCAGCACTTGTCCTGCCATATGTAAATGGTAATGCTCCAGCGGGTCGTTTAGACTTGATAGCAGGTGCCAAGTTACAATTGGATGGTTATGATCGCTTTCCACTCCGAAGCCCAATGTATTTCAGATTACAACAGCCATATGACCATCACACTACCACTCCGGTCTATTCATTTATCTATGATTACTCTTTCGCTCTAAGGCCAGAGGATTTTCAGCCCACAGGAACTATGAACGCCAGTCGCATTGATAGTATTGTATGGCAGATTCAAATGAATCCAGTGTTAAGTAATCCAACGATTCCTGCTTGGCAGCAGCGAGGAAATTGCCGTATTGTTGTTTACGGACACAACTATAACGTTTTCCGTGTAATCAATGGATTTGGTGGTCTTCTATTTACTATTTAATTGTATTGACCTGTAAAATTATTATTATTATTGTATTGTCTTTGAATCTAAATAAAGCGCTAAAGACGATCCAAAAAAGTCACATTAGACAGTAATGAGCTCAGGTGTATCTCAAATTGAATATTGGTTAGGTACCAATAAAAACGCTGATGCCAATAACCAAAATAGTAATGGCAAAGAAGGTGGAGATGGGGCGGTTTACTTATCTTATGACGTATTTATGGCCTTAGCAGTAATAGGTGGGTTTTTTGCGTTAGACCATCTTTATTTACGTTCACCGCTGACATTTTTAGCAAAGATTGTAATTAATCTATTATTTTTTGGAGTATGGTGGATATGGGATGCATTACAGGCGGTATTTAATGATGATGTGACCAAAGTATTTGGTCTAGGTGTGCCTTCACTAGGCCCAAAAGGGATAGCGGCGGGTGTATTGGCAAATGATGTACCTGATAAAAAGCATATGCGATTCTTCATCTATGCAATTTGTCTAATGTTTACTGGTATATTTGGAGTAGATTCCTTCTTACTTGGAGATAAGACCTCAGGATTTATTCGTTTAATTTCACTTATTACATTGATATTTTCGCCTATTGCGTTGGTGTGGTGGATATATAAATTATTTAAGTTTTTCTTTGATACAAAGGGAGTAACAAATGGGAATTATGAGTATTTTGGTGCGCCATCTCCGCAAATTCCGCCAACTGTGGCAGAGAAATTAAAGAGCTCAATACCAATTTTAGGTAGTATTATTAATCCACTTGTGAGAGTCAAAGATGCTGCTGTAGGAGCAGTAGAAAATGTGGGTGAATTTGTGGAAGGAGTTATTACAAATCCAGGTGCGGCAATTGGTAGTGTATTAAGTGGCCCTATTAAGACAGTTGCGCTACTTGCTGAGCCAGTAATAAAACCAGTTACAAATACTGTACAAATTGGCCTACAAACAGTAGATGATATAGCTGGAACAGCGCGGGAGTCACTTGCTCTAGGTAGAAATGCGCTAGATAAGAGCGCTTCCTTGGCACAAGGTGTGATATCTACAGCGGGTGATGTGGCAAAGGCGGCGGCGTCAGCGTTAACAATTGCGCCAGCGATAGCGGGTCTCTCATCTGGGCTAACACCTAATGCGATTAGTGCAGCAAAGACAGCATTAACAACGCAGGCTGGAGGGGGCTCAACATCAAATGTATTACCGTTTGTGTTAATGGGTACATTATTGTTAATTGCTGTGTCTGGATTTATTTTAACTTACCGTCGCTCAAGACAGAATGAGCGACCACGGAAAGATGATTCCCCTCCCGAGCCAGGAGTTCTTCGAGAGTCTGATAAAAAAGAATCCTCCTAAGCCCCACGATCCAGTCGTGATCATTCTCTTTACGGCCCCCTGGTGTGGCCCTTGTAGACGTTTAGATAAGGATTTCTTAGTTGGTCTAAGTGACCAAATAAAATGGTATAAATGTGATATAGATGAAAATGATTATACGCCTGGTTATTGTGGCGTAAAAAGTATTCCCGCATTTTTAGCAATTGTCAATGGGAATGCACAGCCCCTTTTTGTTTCATCTGATACTATGAAAGTTGCTCAATGGATTAAGGGTGGATTTAAACTTGCCTAGATAATGTTAAATGTAAAACACATTACACAAATATCTACTTAGAAAGATTATTTAAAAAATTAAATTGCTCAAGTGTAATATGATGTATTGTATTATCGGTCTTTCCTGTATGAAAGTCAAATAAATAATCTCCAATTTCCTTCCATATATGCCCCTTTGTAGTAATATTCAATTTAAGTTCCATAGAGCGTGCCTGTTCGCTATTTAGGGAAAGTGATAGAATATCATATACAAAATATATCATTATATTTAATAATATAACGATATCTTTAGATTATCGTATCTTTGGACCCATTTAAAAGAAGTAGCATAGTTTATCTCGGTGTTCTGAATACTGAATACATTTATGAGGTCGTAATACAGAACGCAAATATGGATAAGGAACGCATTTATGTTTATTCTTTTTTAGTTCTGAAATAAAGAAATCTACAAAGTGTCCAGTTGTTCTTTGACGTTCTGGATGCCATTGAACACCATATACTGGATAATACTTGCCTTCAATTGCGGCTACATATTCTTTACCGTTATTATCTATACTTGTAGCAAGTATATTATAAAAACGGCGTAGGTGTGAATTGTTTAAGAAATCGATAGGTGAAATGCCATATTCGTGATTGTTGTTACAAGATTTATTGTGTTCTAGGTAATGTAGATAACTTGTAGAAAAAGATTGAAACATTCTAGAATTGTGCCCTGCTGGAGTAATCTGGAGTGGATAAAATCCCTGAGCTGGATAGTGTTTTAACTTTGTAAATCCACCAATTAAAAACATTAATAACTCAAATCCAAAACAAGTACCCCATATTGGAAAATATTCATCTTTGACTAAGGACAATTCAAAAAACCGCGTAATGGTATCTATAAACTTTGTGTTTTTGACGATGTATGTAGTTTCGCCGCCAGGAATAAAGATGCCGTTTACCATATTGAAGTAGGCCTCGTGCTCAGTGGTGTCGTATGGTATGGGAATAACACGAACACCACGTTCTTCAAACCAATCAACATATGCTTTCATAATATGTGTTTGGCCGTATTTAGTTTTCTTCATATGAGGAATTGTAATGATACCTATACATAATGAATCTGTACGTTTATTAGTCTTATGCCGTATATGTATATGCGCGCTCATTATTGTCTATTAGCACTTCTTACAAAAAATGCTCAAAAAGCATTTTTAGAAAGTTTATAAAATATGCTATCTGTTTTTTGGACACTTTTTCTTTAAAAGACTATCTAATTTTTTGCGCACTTAAGCGCTTTATCAAAAGCGCGCAAAACGAATAAAATGAGTTTTCTACTAAAAAGTGCCTTAGTTCGCAAACAGTAATCTACCCCGTCCTTCACGCACATCATATACATCCCATCCTTCAGTAAATACGCGAAACTCGGATCTACGTCTTCCATCATTCGGATTACCAGTTATATTTGCTAAATCTATATGTAATGTTGGTCTATCCGCTGTAGTAAAATTAACTGTGCCTTCAGGTTGGCGCGGGGCTGGATATATAGTACCATAACTATCACCAGATGACCATTTCATTTCACCAATCTGTAGTCCGCTTGCCTTTTCATCTTTGACTAATTGACAAATATCTTGCCATAAGAAGGGTTCGTGTAGATTTTCGCGGTCACGCCCAGCAATAACAAGTTTTATTTTGTAGTAGAACTCTCCATAGAATAGAGTATATGGATTTGTAGCAGTTGGTGGATGGGTGACTGAATAGTCATTGGAGAAATCATCGAGACGATTTCTGTCAAGTGAATTTTGATTCCTAAAGAACCAAAAAATCTTTTCTGTTGGATGCCGTCCATCTAGCCGACGAGTTACAGCTGCAGTGCCACCCTTATCCAACGGAATATAGTCCAATTCGCCAAATGTAAAATCATTCTCAAACTGTCGCCGAAAAGGAATCTGGATAGGTGTGGAGCGGAGTTCTTCTTGGACCCGAGGTGGAACGTAATGTTGAACAGTTGAAAGAAGAATATTTGGATTTCCCATCTCAGCTAGTGTATTTGGTGTAAAGTCAATTTGAACTCCATCCTCACCAGTGTATGTAAATTCAGGAATTAACCAGGGTGTAAGGTTTGGTTTATAAATTAATTCATTACTACATACAACAAGATCTTCCAGTTTTCTTAGAGTCACTTTAAGGCGAAATTTCTGCCAGGCCATAGCAACGAGAGGAAATCCTCCATCCCCTGGACATTGTAATCCTGGCAGTGGTAACTTGACTCTAAGGTGTCCAGGTGTCGCCCTCAATTGAATACCACGAATAGTAGGTAAATTGGTTACTGGGTCAATTGGTTCTAGAAGCCCACCTAAAGTTTGTTGTAAAAAGCTACTTGTATAAGAGCCTTCTGATAGTTGTTTAGCAAGAAGCCCATCGCCACTCCATTCTTGAATTAAGAATTGGTCTTGATAGAATTGAATCTTTTCAAAGAGAAAATATCCAATATAGTTAACGTATCCGTATGAATCACCTGTAGTTTTGGTGGTAATTGGGAAAAGACCATTAATTACACTAGGTTTATAAAGGGGGCCATTAAGAACTCTTGGTAGTTGTGGTAACCAAGTAGGCAAATCGATTTCAAAGG